AATTAAGGTCATCACACCGTCAAGTTTAGGCGAATACAGCATCACAGACATAGGGGTTTAGTCCGTGCCATATTTCCAGGACAATTTAGACGAAGTCTTGTCCTTCGACGGAATTCGCAATTTTACAGGGGGCCAGGCTAGCGGATTGCAGTCTGATCTCCTGGGCGAAAATCAAGTACAGCAGTTGTACAACATGACCCTTTCCCCAAAGGGCAATCTCGAGACCAGGGTCGGAACTTCAAGTTTTGCAACCGGGGCGACTAGCGGGACAGGGTCTATTGGAGGGATGCGGTACTACGAAACAGGATCTACCTCGCAATTGCTTACCGTGACAAACGGAAGATTCTACAGCATCAATTCAAGCGGGAGTGCGACAATACACCCGGCAGATTCAACATGGATCGCGACGACAAGCTCGTTCGGAACAAACACGCAAAAATGGGCTAGCGGATATTCTATTAGCTCTGCCGTTGAAGTTGGCATGGCACAATTCAACAACAAGATGTACCTAGCCGACGCTGACGATGATCTGCACTATTGGGACGGAGATATTGTAACAAGGCAGGGTGGCAAGGTCAGGGCAATCACGATAACTAGCGCAGGCACTGGATACACAAGCGCGACTGCGATTGTAACAGGACCACAATGGGGTGGACAATTTCCAACACTCATAACTCAAGTTGCGGGAGGCGCCGTCACTGGGGTAACCGTTGTCGACGGAGGATCTGGATATTCTGCAGCCCCAACCGTGACGATTATTGGGAATGGATCTGGAGCGACAGCAACGGCAACTGCCAGTCCGCCACCTCAAAATCTTAGACTTTTGATCAATACCGAAAACAGGCTTTTTGGAGTTGGGGATGGAGACACCAGGAACACGCTTTACGCGTCAGATATTCTCGATCCTGCCGTATGGGACGTATCAAACAGCATTGTCGTTAACGGAGACGACGGAGACCAGATCACAGCAATTGTCCCATACTATAAAAACAGAATTATCGTATTCAAGAAGCGCCGAGTCTTCCAGGTGGATATTCCTAGCGACGCCACAACGGCAGCCGATTGGATCGTGTCCATCATATCGAATAACACTGGTTGCGTAGCAGCCGGGACAGCGGTCCAGGTGAGTAGCGATATCTTGTTTTTGTCAGACAACGGAATTCGGTCTTTGGTCCGTTCGGTTGCTGACGACTTTAGCTCGGTAGGTGTGCCAATCTCGGAAATTGTCAAAGACGTCATCCAAACCATAAACACTGACTCAATCAGAATTTCTACAGCAATTTATTACGACAATAGATACTTCCTAGCAGTGCCGACAGGATCGAACAACACGAATGATACACTTATAGTTTACAACACTGTGCTTGGGGCATTTGAAGGCACCTGGAGCCCAAGGATAATGCAGTTTACTCTTACCAATTTTAACCAGGCCGGAACTAGAGCGATGTTCAAGAAGGTGAACGGAGTTATTGAGCAGTATGCTGGCTACAAGTCCCCGGCTGGGACAGTGTCGTCCGACTACCAGGATGCTGGAACCAACTATGACTCTTATGTTCGCACAAAAGACTTTAATTTCGGGGATACGTTTGCCGCCAAATATGGATCGCATTTCGAGGTTATATTTGATGACTCGTATTCTAACAGCGCAAACATCTTTATTCAAAGAGACGTCGATACTGGAGACATCAGCGTTCAGTCCGGGCTGAACATTGCGAGCTCAGTACTGACATTGGATTTTGTTTTGCCAGCAGTACTTCCAACTTCCGTAAAGAAACGAATTGCGAGCGATCTTCGCAAGTACGAGAAGTGGCGTCTGCTGAATATAAAGATTTCAAGCACTGCAAACAAGATGGCAATTCGACAAATTGTAGCGGCCGCCAACCCAGACACGATCGAGATTCAGAAGGTTATATGACAGCTATAGAATACATTGAAGCGTCCGGGGTGCCGGAGGGGATGTGGCACAACCTATCTGATTGGTTTAATTGGTTCGAGAAACAGGGCATGGTCGGCATTGTCGAGGACTCGAACGGCATCGCCGGGGTGGCTCTAGCCAGGTGCCTCAAAGAGGGCCAGAAGCCTGACCACTACGTTCACTCTGAAGATGGAGACAATGTCTTTGTAGACTTGACGATCTCCTCAAAGGGTGCTATCTCCTTGAGGTGCCTGTTGCTTCTCCTTTGGGAGCGTTTTGGCATTCGTAAGCGTATTACGTTTAACCGTTCTGGAAGATACAGGAGTTATGACTATATGAATTTTATGAAAAAGGCAAGGGTCTAATGGGTGGCTCACCTTCTATTCCCGCGCCCCCTCCCCCGCCCGATCCGAATGCGGTAGCGCAGGCCAACGCGGCTGCGTATAGGACGAACATTAATACATATATTGAGAAGGCCCCAGAAATGGCTGCTTTAGAGAATAAACTTCGCATTCAATACATGCCTCAACAACGCTCCCTGGAGCGCCAATTGTCAGCACTTGACCAGCAGTCCGGGGTACAGGCCGGGATGCAACTTGAGCGTCAGTACGGACCGCAGAGAACGCTGGAAGGATTGCGTAGGTCGTATGAACAAAGCCCACAAGCGTATGCCTTAAACCGTGGATTGGGCGATCAGATGACCCGCCAGTTCGAGCGTCTTTACGGCACATCGCCCTATAGCTCAGTTGAGCAGAATGTGGCGTTTAACCGTCAGCCAGGACCAGTTGATTTTTATGGTACGGTTGGCACGAATGTTGGCAATCCAAATCTAACTGCTTAACATGACACCACAACAAATTAGAGGAGCAATAAATGCTGCCAACCTTGAAAGCGCAAGTCAACATGGTGGTGGTGCGAATGCTGGTTATAGGTATATGTATTTTAGCGGAAGGGGTCCTGGAACAAGTAGTTTGATCGGCACAGAATTTGGCCAACAAGCAAGCCGAGAAGTTAGAAACAATATATCGGCAATGGGGTTAAATCCAGACAATTATATAATTGGAGAAGGAAGATATAATCTTAATGCAGCCATAACAGATGCCAATGACTCAATTACAAACATACGAATAAATGATGCAATTAAAGAAAGAATTGATCCAATCGTTTCAAGGGAAAAGCAATACGACAGCCTATCCGATCAAATCCGTGCTCTTACTGGCGAACGATCTGGGGGTGGAACTGTTGGTCCCGCAGGCCCAGCCTTTAACCAAGCCCTATCACAACTTTCTGCTGGTCGTAATTATGGATCGTCTGACCTTGGCTCAATGCTAAACTTCCAAGTATCCGACAATCAGATCGTTGACGATTACAATAACTCAAAGTTATCCAGCCTCAACAGCGTGATTGAGCGTGGCAACACGCAGATTGCTGGCATTCAAGAGCGTCTAAATGCGGCTAATCAACTTCTTGCTGGCCTTCCCGCTGGCGATGCCAGACGCACCTCTTCAGAGGTATTCGTCAAGCAACTCAACGATGACTTAAAGAGCGTAACCAGTGCGGTCACAAGTGCTCAAGACATGCAAAAGAATTTCACTCCAATCACGATGGACAGTCCAGAAGGGTTGAGGGAGATCACTTCGTTTAGGTCATTCCTCCAGCTTCCAGAAGAGCGCGCCTCGCAACAGCTTTTCCAGATTGATCCGGATTCTTATCGCACCGCGGTTAGCCTGGGCAGGCAGTACAGGGACATGGCGACTCAGCCACTTGAGCCCACAACTACTCCAGAGACAGAACAACTCCGCACCACAATTGAAGAAGAGGCAATGAACCAGCTTCGGCTTGGCTCTACGATCGGAGCCGAGGAACGTCGCGGGTACGAGCAGGCAATCCGCGGGGCTCAAACTGCCAGGGGCAATATCTTTGGCCTCGGACCAGCAGTGCAAGAAGCCGCGCAGATCGGCGCAGCCGGGGAACAGCGCAAGCTGGCTCGGTTTGGGGCAGCGCAACAGTTCCTTGGTTCCGGCGAAACCTCCGGCGCAGCCAGAGCTCGGGATCTCTTGCTTCGTGAAGGCATCCAGCAGAATAGGCTCGGAGCCGCGGCTGGATTCATTGCCGGAGGACCTAGCATTGGCAACCTGGCCCAAGCTAGGACAGCACAACAGCAAGGCGCGTTGCAGGGCTACATC